TGCCGACCGACGACGCCCTGATCTTGAGGTCAAGCATTGGCCTTCCCCTTCAGGTCGGCCCCCTTCGCCTGGACAGCAGCGGCGAATTGCCGGTAGCCGTCCTTGTTGCGGGTGACCTGGAAGTACTTGGCGCCTGCCTTGGACGTGGCCCGGAGGTCGTCCTCGGTGCTGGCTTCTTCCACTTTGGCGAGCCAGTCGTCCAGCGCCTGGGCCGGGTTGTTGCCGTCGTTGTCGTCGTCTTGCTCCGACAGGCCGGTAATGGCTTTGAGCGTATAGCGCTCCAGATACGTTTTGGTGCTTGCTCGGGCCTGAATCGCGTTCTTGGCGCCGCCCATGTCCGGAGGGCCACCCATCGAGACGCTTTCCTCGTGCCCGCCTACGTGACGCAGGTAGCAGGTGACCTCCATCCAGTCCTTTTCATCCTTGGTGAGCTTCCAGGACGACGACAGGCCATGGCGAGACAGGGCGGGGGTGACAGCGTTCACCACATCATGCAGCTCAGCGTAAGACTTGCCCTTTAGAGGGCCGTCGTTCACGCTTTTCCCCTTGATGATCTTGACGGCCTCGGCTTTGAATGCGGCGAACGCCTCGTCATACGACCGCTTGGCCTGGGCGGCAAGATAACGGTCCTGCAGGTCCATCAACCGCTCCAGCTTGTCCAGGTCGGCCCCCTGTTCAACGGCGATTCGGAGCAGGTCCGCCGGCGTGGCGGCTGGGGCGATACTGGTCTTCGGGGCCTCAATAACCTCGTTCATTTGTTGTTCTCCTACTTCTGTGCAATCTCAACAAGCCGCGCCTCGTCGTCGAAATGCTGGGTGGTGACATAGCCCATGACGATGGCGAGCAGCAGGGCGCATGCTCCGGCGTACTCGTAGGCGTCGATGCGGCGGAGGAAGTTGATCAGGCGGCGCATGGCGGCTCTCCGGTGGCTTTGGCGATGGCGGCGCGGGCCATCTGAAATCCGCTGAATTCAGCGTCTTCAATCGCGTCGTTCCTTGGGAAAGAGGGGTACAGCGCATCCCACTCGGTCAGCACCGTCTGCAGCGCCTCCAGCAACTCGTCCCGCTGCTCCTTCATTGCCCGGTACTGCTCCAGAATGTCCTTAAGTTCGTCGCTCATGGCTCACTCCGCTAATTCGTCCTGGACTGCGTTAAGAATCTCGACCTTGAGTCGATTCGCCCAGGTGTTCGTGCTCGATAGGACGGCCATAAAAATGACTGCCTTGTCGTATCGGCTCAGGTTGTCGAAGAATTGGCGCTCGTCCAGGCGCTCTGTCCACCAAATGCAATCGTGGCCGTCTACGTCGTGGGCGCAGGGGTTCTGCATGACCTCCAGCACCGAATGGGCCGATGCGGTCAGCGGCATGACTTCTGGCGGCTCTAGGTGCCGTTCAGCTACTGGGGGCATGGCTGGCTCCTTGCTCGGAGGGGTTGTTCTCTTCGTCTTTGGAGCAGCACCCGCCGTTATAGACTTGGCTTGCTTCGGTCCAGATCGAACCGCAATGCTCGCAAACTCTCTCTTGGTCGAATTCGACGCTGGTGCAGCCAACGTTATCGACGTGGCGTTTGATCTCAGACGCGATCTCGTTGCACCTTTCCTCGTATTCCTTTTCGATGCGCGCCTCTGCTTCAAGGCCCCGGCCGTATACGAACGTGTCGGAGGTCTTGATGCGGCCGAAGTCGCCTAGGCGGCGCGGCTCGATGACGACGCGAAAGTTTGTTTTGCGGCCAAGCACGCTAGCCATAGCAACTCCAGGTAAAAGGTCAGCCGCCCAACCGCTACCCCTTTCGGCGTCACGCCTTGTGCGCACGCGGCGGTATATCCGGCTGGGTGATTTTGGGAGGCTGATAGTGGCCGACTGGGCGGGACTCGAACCCGCAAAGGCATGAACTTGAAGACGCTATATATCCCCGCCGTCGCGGGTCGGATCAAGCGTCCAAGCCTCGTTTGCATGCCACGGCACCTCTGCGCGCCGCCCGGATACGCCATATCCGGCTGCCAGTCGATAAGGGGAGGGGTACTCGCTGCACCGCTGCCACTGCGCGTGTGGACTTACATCTCGGCATCTGCTTTCCCCCATTGAAGGGTGAGGAACTCCGCCAACCCTGCACGGTTGGAAAGTTGAAAGTGATGGAGTCCTCAAGGGTGGCGGCTGCCCGAGCAGTCCCGAGCCCTGCAGGTAGCCCCTAGTATCGACGGGGCACTCGGCTTGCTTGATCGACGCTCAGCCGCCACTCTTGAGGACGGCCCGTTTCGTGGGCCAGCCGACCGGGGGACCATCCGGCACCTAAGGTAGAGCGAACATCTACTAGGGCAACGCGCCCGTTCCTCGCTCTGCGCTTGTGAGGGGCCGGGTGCGAATCCGGCGTTGCCTCGCTATGTGGAGGCGCGAGTCGGCGAAGCCGGGCTGTTTAGCGGTATCCCGCGTATCTTCCTCATGCCCCTCGCCACTTCAACTGCTGCGCCTCGCCTGCGCGTACTACTACCCTCCGTGCTGAGCCCTAAAAGGATTGGCGCCCTCGAACCCGTTAACCGACCATGGCTTTATTGGGTAGGACTCAGCACGCAGGGTCCCCGTCTTTCCGGGGTGTATAGCGTCCTAGTCATGACACTTGCCATGACTGGTACGGTTATGGCCATCACCGCTGAGAGGCTCTGCTGCTGCAGACCGGGCCAGCCTCCCGGCCGAACATCTACAACGTCCCCGCATCCTTGCGCACACAGTCCAAGCGCTCAGATTGCGGATTGACCGTACAAGACCATTGCGGCATGTACAGCGATACCTTGTCGGGCTTGGGCTGGTAGGTCATACCGCCCAGCGTCCCGGTTGCCAGTCCCGCCACAAGGCTCAGGGCGGCGTATATGGTCGTGGAGTAGTGGCGCATGGTTGCACCTCATAGGTAGTGAACTGCAGCGATCCAAGCCCCGGTAATGGCGCACAGCGATGCCACCGCCGCAGGCTTGGGCAAGTACAGCGCCCCAGCAAATCCAGCCAAGCAGAGCGCTAGATAGATGACGACCAGCATCAGTTGGCCTTGTTTTCGCCCGCAAGCCTGTCGAGCGCGCGGGCAGTATCGAACATGGCCCCGCGCAGGAAACTGGCGTCGTTTATCCCCTCATCCGCGCAGGCTCGCAGGTACTCGGCGGCCTCAGCGGGCGTTCGCAGATGATCAGCAACGTCATACGGCGTGGTCTTCAGCATTGGGTTCTCCTAGTCGATTTCCTGCTCGCCGGCCATGGCTTCGTCGGGGAGGGGAGTGGGGCGGTTTCTCTGGATGACGGTGAATTTGCTCTCATCGCCAACGCACCAAACTGCGTCGTGCCTGTCGTAATAGTCGCAAGGGCGATTCTCAGGGATGCGGAAGCATGCCCACCATTGGAAATCGTCCCGCTCGGTCAACACCGCCTTGGCGCCGGCTTGGAAAAAGATGCCGCATGTCTTGTGAACGATAATCAGATCGCCGACCTTCGGCTGAGGATTGACGGATTTCTTCGCCTCGTTCTGCATATCCACCACCTTCCACTCCGCCTCTTCTTCTGGCGTCATTTCGCCTACGTATTCGGGGTTCATGGTTGTCTCCTGGTTCATACGAAGCGCAGCACTCAATGAATGGCGCTTCGGATTGGGGCTTTAACCATGTCCCCCATGGGCCTGTGCGCGGTCAGGCTCGCGTGTTCCATCCGTATGCCCTCTGTCACAGGGCAGGCGGATGATTCCGGGCAGCAAGCTCCAGACGGTTCCTGTTTGCTCACTGCCACGCGGCTCTGTCGGCTCAGGGGCTCTCCGCTTACTGCCCCGTCTCAGCGTCCACCGATTCCGCTAGCTCGGCTGGGCATTCCTCTTTCGACTGCATCAGTTCAGATCCCTTATGGGGTACTGCTGATCGCGCATGGGCTTGCGGTACTGCTGGTACTTCCCGACCCTCTACTTGGCTGCCCTGGGGGCTAGGCTGTTCTGCGAGTCGTTGGAGTGATTATGACCAAAACGGTAATTAAAGTCAAACCAAAATGGTAATATGTTCAATTGAATTTATTTAACGGAATAGAAAATTCAATAGATGGACGTGGGCTGTACGTGTCGGTACGATTCAGACTCAGACCGTTACCAGGGGAAGGAAATGAAGAAAGCGGTTGCTGCGGTGGGAGTTCTGGTGTTGAGCGGGTGCGCCGTAGGGAAGGATCCTGCGTTGTCGCGGTACGACGGGTTGAGTTTCGTGAAGAACTCGTATGGCCAGGAGTACATCACCAGCGCCAGGTTTCACTTTCCAGGCGAGCCGCCGAAGACCCGTGACGCGCTCCCGTTGTGTATTGCTAAGAACGTGGACGCCCTGCCGGTAGGGGCGGAAGTGGTTCGATTCATGGCTGAAGACAAGCGGCGCGCAGTGGCCGAAGGGGCCACACAGTTCACACAGGTGACGTTGATGACGCCGCAGACGACAACCGTGAGATATACGCTCGACGCGTCGATAGCGGATGATGGCCGCGTCTATGTCTTCGATAAGCTTGATCAGCGGCTGGAAGGGTCGGCTGGAATGGGGTTCATACCCATTGGCGCCTGGTCAGGCTCTGACGGCCTGGAGGTGGTCCAAGAGCTTGAGCGCCTGGCCGCAGCGATCAACACCTGCCTGTCCCGCTAGCCCAAAAGAAAACCGCCCGGGGAGGGCGGCTGTTACAAGTTTGGGGCTAGTGCAGCTTGTCCCTACAATACGGTGACGCTTCAACTAGCTCGGTGTCGGGGTTGAGCCTGATCGGCTCCATGCCTTTCTGGTCGTAGACGACCACTAGCTGGCCACCTTCTGCGCCTACGGTCATCTGCATCCCATCGGGGAAGTAGAGGCGCCCGCCGGCATATTTCACGTTGTTGATGGACTCGTTTGTATGCCAGCTCGCGCAGGACAGGCCACGGCCTTCTGGCCCAAGCTTGACCGTCATAAGGTACGGGCCGCTAGTTCCCGTCCAGGTCCCCACTAATTCGTCCGGAGTTGGCTGCGGTTCAACCTGGCTGTACTGGTTATTCTTCATGGCTTCATACGGGGCCATACAGCCGGACAGCGCCATCACGAGAAGCGGGGCTACGATTGAAGCCTGGGAGAGGGGAGTAGACACAATTAAAAGTCCTCGCTGCGCCAAACCTTGAGCACACGGCCGAACACTTCCAAGTCCATGGTTGGGTCTATGACCCAATCCCGATAGGCCGGATTCTCTGAGATCGCCAGCAACCCCTTGCCAGGCACCCGCTGCAGGCGCTTGATGAATCCTTCGCTGCCGACCCGGAAAAAGTACACGGCGTCGAACTCGACCGACCGTACGCTGGAGTCGATGATCAGCGGGTCGCCAGGGTTAAACATTGGGCGCATGGAGTCGCCGAACCCGGTCACTATGCACAGGCTGTTTACCTGGGCATAGCCGCGCACGTTCTTCTCCAGCCATTCCCGGCTAACCCTCCAGCTCTCGATCACTCCCGGCTGATCTTTCAGCTCCACTCCAGCCGCGCCCATCCTGCCCCCCGTGTCATATTGACTGATGGTAACGGAGAGTGTCGTAGTGTTTGGAAGTGGGGTTAACCCGCCCGGTGCCTCATCAGGCCCGCTATTCCGGCTAGTGTCCATCCAGTTTTCCGGGTAGCCAAACACCACTTCCATCTTGCGCGCGGCCTTGTCCCCTATGTCTTTGGCGCCAGTTGCATAACGACTCACAAGTGAAGGGGTGGAGTAGCCCAGTCGTTCGGCTGCCACAGATTGGTTGCCGTCGCACCTCTCGTCGATGGCCTTCGCAAAGTTCTCTTTGCGGATCTCTTTGATGGATTTCATCCGGGGATTGGAACCGCCTTTACCGGTGTGGTAAATAAACCAAGATGGTCATATTCCGATTGAACTATTACCTAATCGGTAATAGAATCGTGACATGAACATCCAACCGACAGACTTCAAGAGCTTCTATCACTCGCTCGACGCGGGGAAGCGGAAGGATTTTGCCCGAGCGGCCGGCACGACAACCGGATACATCGAGGTTCACCTGGTCAGGGCGGCCCGAATCCCCCGCAAGGAAACGATGGATGCCTTGTGGTCGGCTTGCGAAGAGTTCGGGGCGACGTTCTCCCGATCCGACCTGATCCAGTTCTTCTTCAATTCTCCCGCCCGCCCCGAGCTGGCCGAGAAGGAGAGGGCGGGCGGGACCGGCAGGGCTGAATCCAAAGAATCTGCATAGAGGGGCGGTGTGCTTAGGCATGCCGTTTTTTTACGCCCCGCTCAATGGTTAACGCTATAGCTAACAACAGTTAATAACGATGAAAAGTTTCAATGACCTGATGCAGCTCAGCCTGCCGTTGATTGCGGAGATACCGAAACCTCGGTTCCTGGACGATGCGTTGATCGCCAATTTGGACGACTACTCGGACGCGGTTCGGCTGTGCATCAACAGCCGCCTGCGCCGCATGTCCGAGGCTGAAATCGCCAACTGCCTGGGCTTCAGCGCTCCGCACCTGGCCAAGGTCAAAGCAGGTCGTGGCTATCTGACCACAGATCAAGCCTTGGTCCTGCAGCACCTTTGCTCCAACTGGGCGATCCGCCAGTACGACGAATCCCGGCGGCAGCAGTTGGCTGAAATGACCGAGACACCGTCCGAGAAATTGGCCCGCCTTGAGGCCGAGGTAGCAGAACTGAAGCGGCGGAGGGCGGCATGAGCGCGATCTCCGGCACTCGCCGCGCTATGAAGGAAATGGCGGACGGCACGATCCGCGTGCAGATAGACATCGACCCGTCCTGCCGTGGCGACTTTCTGTCGCTGTTTCCCAACATAGATATGCCGGTGGCCTTGGCGCCGTTGCGCGCCGACTTTGGGCGGCCCGCAGTCAACGAGCCCGAGAAACCCAGGGGCGGCGAACTGGCCCGGCTGGCTGGGCAACTGTGCCAGAACCCGGAGTTCCTGGAGTTCATTGGGGTGGGCTCCGAAGCTGTCGCGGCTGACCACATCCGGGATGTTTGCGGGATCACGTCCCGCTCAGAACTGGATCACAACCAAGTCGGAGCCAATCAATTCCACGAGCTGATCCGCAAGCCATTCCTGGCCTGGAAGGAGGGGCGGAAATGATCAAAGGCCGCGCCGTCTCGCGCGAACAGAAGCGTTTCCACGACATGCTCTGTCAGCACGTGGGCTGCATAGCTTGCCGCAAAGAGGGGCTCTACAACACCTGGACTTCGATCCACCACATCGACGGCCGCACCAAGCCGGAAGCACATTGGCTCGTCCTGCCGCTCTGCGCCGGTCACCACCAAGATGGCACGGGCGGCAAGTGGATGATCGCCGTTCATCCCTACAAAGCCCGATTCGAAGCCGAATACGGCCGCCAGCGCGCTTTGCTGGTCGCCTGCATCGAATGGCTGCTTGCCCACGATTTCGAAGTGCCTGAAGGCGCTATGCAAGCCGCTGGGCTGAAGGAGGTCGCATGACCCAAGCTCAGAAACAAGCATATGCCGACGCAATGGCTGAAGCCAGGAAGCTGGCCACGTTGAAACGTCGCAAGGCTATGGCACCGCACGTCCATGCATGGGCTGAGGCGCTCAAGCGCATGTTGGCAGGGGACAGGTAATGGCCGCCGATTGGATCAAGATGCGCTGCAACCTGTGGGACGACCCCAGAATAGCGCGCCTATGCGATCTGACAGGTTGCGGAGAGGCCCAGGTTGTCGGCGGTTTGTACTGGTTGTGGGCTACAGCAGATCAGCACACGGTTGACGGCATCATGCCTGGCTTGTCCACCCGCCAGATTGACCGAAAGACCGGCGTCCCAGGGCTGGGGCAGGCTTTGGTAGATATCGGCTGGATCGCGGATCACCCAGAGGGCATCCGCATTGTTAACTTCGAGGATCACAATGGTGCGTCCGCGAAGAAACGCGCCCAGACAGCAAAAAGGGTTGCAAACCATCGAGCCGGTAACGCTCATGAAACTCAAGACTCTGAATGCTGTAACTCTCCCGGCGTTACTAGTGCGTTAGCTAGAGAAAGAGAAGAGAAAGAAGAAATAAACCCCCCTAACCCCCCGGTGGGGGGTGATGAGCCCGGCCAGCCTTTGGCTGCCAAACCCAAGCGGGAACGCAAGAGCCGCATCGCCCTGAAGACCTTCCTTGAAAACTGCCGTGCTACCGGCGAGAAGGCGATCAGCGATTATCGGCCCTTGCTGGAGTACGTGGAAGGTACCGGCCTGCCGATGGAGTTCGTGCAGTTGGCTTGGAACGTGTTCAAGGCTGAGCACTCCGCTGGTGGCCGCAACGAAGCGCGGTTGCAGGCGGACTGGCGTCGGCATTTCCTGAACTACGTCGAGAAGGGCTATTACCGGCTCTGGTACGCCTCCGCTGAGGGCGCCTACTCGCTGACAACCGTGGGTATCCAGGCCCAGGCCATCCACCAGCACCGGGAGGCCGCATGAATCCGCACGTCCCCCCGCATTCGGTGGATGCCGAGCAGTCCGTCCTGGGAGCGTTGCTGCAGGATGCCCGGGCGTGGGATCGGCTGGATGGCATGCTGTCGGCCGACGATTTCTACCGCCATGATCATCGGTTGATCTTCAGCGTGATTGCGAGCCTCGCGGACAAATGCCGCCCGGCCGATGTCCTGACGGTGTTCGATGCGCTGCAAGCAGCCGGTCAGGCCGATGAAGCCGGCGGAGTCGCGTATCTGAACTCCGTGGTAGATGCTGTTCCCAGCAGCGCCAACGTCCTGCGCTATGCCGAAATCGTACGGGCGCATCGCATCCGCCGTGACGTACTGACGCTGGGTAACGAGATTTCCGCCTTGGCCGAGGAATCCAGCGATCCTGCAGAACTGGTCGAGCGCGCTACCGGGTTAGCTATGGCGCTGGCGGATACCCGGGACACCGGCGTTGACCCGAAACCGATCGGGGAGCTGTTGAGTGGCGTACTTGAAGCGCTCGAGGCTCGGGTTGATCGTGGGGGTGCCGTCGCAGGCCTTGCCACGGGCTTTGCAGACTTGGATGCCCTGACGAGTGGCCTGCAAAACGGCGACTTGATCATCATCGCCGGGCGCCCATCGATGGGCAAGACGACCCTAGCGATCAACATCGCCGAGAACGTGAGCATGGCCGGTGGGGTGGCCCTTGTCGTCAGCCTGGAAATGTCGGCGCAGCAACTGGCCGAACGGAGCATTTCTCGCTTCGGCGAGATTGACTCGCGCCGCATGCGCAACGGCCAGCTAAGCCAGTCCGATTACACGGCCTTGACGGGCGCCTTGGGCCGCCTCCAGAACCAGCAACTGATCATTGCGGACGACCCGGCCCTGGCGAGCGTGTCCCGCTTGCGCCTGGCTGCCCGCAAGGTCAAACAGCGCTCGGGCCGCTTGGATCTGATCGTGATCGACTACCTGCAACTGATGCGGGGCGACGGCAACAACAGGAACGAGGAATTGGGTGGCATCACCCGCGCCCTGAAACTCGTGGCCAGGGAAATGGGGTGCCCGATCATCCTGCTGTCCCAGCTTTCTCGCAAGGTCGAAGAACGCACCGATAAGCGTCCGATCATGAGCGACCTGCGCGAGTCGGGCGCCATCGAGCAGGACGCGGATGTAATCCTGATGGCCTACCGGGATGACTACTACAACCCGGACAGCCCGCTGAAGGGGTTCGCCGAGATTCTGATCAGGAAGCAGCGCATGGGGCCGCTTGGCGAGGTCACCCTGGTGTTCCAGGGGCAGCACTCGCGGTTTCTGGACGCCGACGCGCAGGAGGTTGCCATCGCTCGCAACCAGGCCGAGTCCCAGCCTAAGAAGAAATACAGCATGTTGAGGGACTGACCATGAACATCGACCGCCTACAGATCGTGCTGCCCTGGCCAGATTCCAGGCTCATGCCCAACCGCAAGAACGGGCGGCACTGGGGCGCGACTGCTGAGGCCAAGGCGCAGGCTCGGGGTGATGGCATGAAGGCCGCCATGGCTTCGCTACGGGGTAACAGGGTTGGTTTCGACAGGCGCATTCCCCTGCGGGTGACGTTCGTGGCGCCCAACAAGCGCAAGCGCGATCTGGACAACCTACTCGGGGCGATGAAACACGCCCTAGACGGTATTGCGATGTACCTGGGGGTAGATGACAGCCAGTTCCGGCCCATCACCCTCGATGACGGCCTGGACAAGGAAAAGAAGGGCTTCGTGCTGGTGGAACTTGGATAGGAGAAGGGAAATGTTAAGCAAACAGCAAAAGATCATCGCGGCGCAACTGATGCGGGCAAGCGCCATAGAGCGGTTGTCTCGCATGGGCGCCCCGGTCAAGCCCGAGGGCAAGGCGAAGATTTCGTATCTCGCCAAATTGGTCAACCAGTACGGCGGGTTGCCGTTTACCGAGGACCCGATGGACATGATCCGGGCGTTCGCCACGGAGAAAGAGTTGGCTGCCGTACCGAGCCGCGAGCTCAACGGCATGCGTCAGCCGGAGTACAGGATGCCGCCCGCATTCATGGTCGCAGCAGAACGCGCCAGGGCCTGCCAGCCGCCGATGATGAGCATGTGTGGCCGGCTGGAAGGGTGGGACTACTGATGGCGGTGGCATCAAAGTAGTGGAGGGCGACCAATGACTACTTTATTGCCGCGCTGGATGATGGGCGATCCAAGCAAGGTCGCCGAGCGGCTAGAGGAAATGGAACTGCGCCCCACTAAGCGGGAACTGGCTGAACGCAGATTGAAGCGACTTTTTGAGGAAGATGAAATGGGTCGAAAGTTGGAAATCCCCGGCCGAGTGACGGCTGCCTTGTTTCAGTGGGGGGAATGGGCAGACAGGAAGCAATTCTGGGTGAACCTGCGGATCACGCCGTTCTGCAAACTGCTTGGCATTGGCACGGGCCGCCCGGTGCCCGAGATCCGGCTTGATCCGCAATCGCACCAGGTCCACCGGGCATTCCATCGGCTGCAGTGCGAGAAGACAAAGGCGGTTCTGTACGCTTACTACGTGGCCCGGACCGTTTGGAGCGAACACCAGAGCCTTTTCATCAAGGCCGGCATCAGTGAGCCAACCTTCCACAGGCTTTTGAAGTCCGGCAGTGTGCAGATTTACAACGCTGCTGGGCTTGAGAAGCTTGATGAGGGTATTTCGCGGTGATATGATGTTTTTTAGATAGGGTGCGGTTTTTGCGCCAACAGCCCCGAGCGAATAATCGCCGGGGCTTTTTGCTTTCCCCTCTTGGTCGTTACACCAAGACCCGCTGCTCCCGAGAACAGCGTTTAACCGCATGCGTAAGCATGCCGGTAGTGAGTCTGGAGGGATAAAACCCTTCAGCGGCCCCGGAGACGTCCGGGGTGTTTTTGCTGGAGTCTGACCCGCAGCTTTCTTCGGTGTAGGACTCCCCTCAAGCCCTGAGCGAGAAATCGCCGGGGCTTTTCTCATTTCCGGCCCATGGAAAAGTCCAAGCCCACCATCGAGAGGTTGTGCAAGGACTGCCGGCACTTCAATGCTACGGCCACATGGGACGAATGCCGCCGATACCCGCCTGTCGCCATCGTTGACGAGGGTGACGTGGTGGTCGTATTCCCTGCGATTAAGCCGGACGAGTGGTGCGGCGAATGGTCGCCAAAACTGAACGATTAAACAATGGCCCAAGCCCCCCTAAGCCCTGAAGCTGCAAGTCAGGCACTGACAGCAGTGAAGGTATGCGAGGGGAATGTCTCTGCTGCCGCCAAGCTGCTGGGAATCCCGCGCCCGACGCTGGTAAACCGCCTGCGGTCTGCCGAGATGATGGGCGCCAAGCCCGAAATGCGGCTGGTTGACACGGGGCAGTACGAAGAGGCGCACCTGACGATCAAGAACGGCGTCGCGGTGTTCTCGGGTGATGACCATTTCATGCCGGGCAAGATCCCGGTTGCCCACGCTGCCCTGGTCAACGTGCTTGGCGAGTTGGGCAACAGCGTCAAGGCCCAGATCAAGATGGGCGATAGCCTGGACTTCGCGGGGATATCGAAGCACCCGCGCCAGGGCTGGGAAGGCCGGCTGACGGTCCGCCAGGAGCTGGAAGTCACCCGGGAGCGCTTCGACGAGCTGCGAGAGGCGGCCCCGAAGGCCAAGCGCATCAGGCTGAAGTCGAACCACGACATCCGATTCGAGGCGCGCCTGGCGATGGTGGCGCCCGAGTTCGAGGGCCTGACAGGCTTCCGCCTCAAGGACCACCTGCCGCATTGGGAAGAGGTAGACCGGGCGGTCATCAACGAAGACTTGTTCGCCCTCCACGGCTGGCACGGTGGAGTCCACGCCGGCTGGAACAACGTGGTCAAGGGCGCTGACAGCCATGTGGTAACAGGCCACACCCATCTGCTGGGCTGCAACCACCTGAAGGGATTCAGAAAGACCCGATACGCCATCCAGACCGGGATGATCGCGGACGCCGTGACGCCGCACTTCAGGTATGCGAAGGGAGCGCCCACGAACTGGCAGTCAGGCTTTGCCGTGCTGACCTGGGCGGATGGTGAACTGCTGTACCCGGAATTCTGCGTAGTGCGGGATGACGGGAAGGCGTATTTCAGAGGCAAGCGGGTAGCGTGAGCACCCGGGCCTTTAGCAAGAGGGAGAATGCTTAATGGCTGCGATCCCCCGGGGAACTATTCCTCCGCCCCGTCCTCCCAAGCGCCCGGGACCAATATTAGTGAGAAGCGACGAGGGTCGGGAGATCATGCGCTTCCTCAGGCAGCGGCTCGATATCCCGGATGGGTGTCAGCGAGTGAGCGTCCATCTGGACATCGACGATGTTGTCCGGGTCGATTGCTCATATACCCCACGGCCAGATCAGTAAGTTAAGGCCGCAGCCGCAATCGGTGGGCATAGCCCTTATCTCCAGGTATGTGGCCCGCATCCTAATTGCGGCAGGGCACAGAGACATGCAATGCACTGGATGCCAGAAGCGCAGGGAGTGGCTAGTAGCCCAATGGCGCAAGCTCCAGCGCATGGAAAGAGAAAGGCGTGAGCGAACCAAGCGAGGATCGGCTAAGGGGCAGGAAGCTCCAGCAGACCAGGCTGAGGATATGGGCACGCGACCCACGTTGCGCCAGGTGCAGGACGCTGACTGATTATCCGAGCGGGTTCGAACTGGATCACATAGCCCCAGTCCACAAGGGCGGGTCAAATGAGGACGAGAACCTGCAGGTGCTATGCCATGCCTGCCATGAGGTCAAGACGGCAGAGGACCTGGGTAGGCGGTATCGACAGTACATCGGGCTCGACGGTTGGCCGCTCGATTCCGGAGAAAAATCCGGGGAGGGGCGGGGGAAAAGTCGGGCGATGGGGGCCCGAAAACCGCGTGGGGGGCTTTCTTTTCATAAACGTGAAGAAAAAAGCCGAAATCGGGAACGCGAAAAGTTAACAACAGGTAGGCAGGGATGGGCACTCGGGGCCGTAAGTCGACAGCGGAAATGACTGTCGTGGCCCAAGTTGCGCCTGTTGCCAGCGCGGACCGTCTCCCGGCGCCCGTGCATCTGACTGATGCGGAGCGGGCCGTCTGGCTGGAGGTCGTCAACGATCAGCCGGCCTCAGCCTTCACTCCGACACATGGCCCGCTTCTGGAGCAGTACTGCCGTCATATCGTGCAGTCCCGGATCTTGGCCGAAGAAATCATGAACTTCGACCGCGCCTGGCTGGCGGATGACGACGGCCTGAAGCGGTATGACCGTCTGCTGGCGATGCAAGAGCGGGAAGGGCGAGCGGCGTCGTCGCTGGCAACCAGGCTGCGCATCACCCGGCAGGCGGTGGATCACCCGACTACCGCAGGGCGGGCGAACGCTCGTCAGGCGCGGGCAAGGAAGCCGTGGGAAGCGCCGATCGACGTTTGACGCGTGGCGACCGCAACATCCAGTGGATCGAGCAGTACTGCCGCATCCCTGAAGGGAAGCTGGTAGGCAAGCCGGTCAAGCTGACGAAGCATCAGCGGAAGTGGATCAAGCAGATCTACGACACGCCGACGCGGATGTTCATTCTGAGCATGGCTCGGAAGAACGCCAAGACGGCGTTGTCAGCGTTCCTGCTACTGCTGCACCTGTGCGGGCCGGAGGCGAAGCCGAACAGCCAGCTCTACAGCGCGGCGCAGTCGCGGGAGCAGGCGGCGATTCTGTTTGCCCTGGCGGCGAAGGTAGTGCGGATGTCGCCGGACCTGTCGCAGTACGTGGTAATCCGCGACACGGCCAAGCAGCTGTTCTGCCCCGAAATGGGGACGCTGTACAGGGCGCTGTCAGCGGAGGCAAGTACCGCCTACGGCCTGAGCCCGGTACTGACGATCCATGACGAGCTGGGGCAGGTTCGCGGGCCAAGGTTCGAACTGTACGAGGCGCTGGAAACGGCAAGTGCGGCTCAGGAGTCGCCGCTGTCGATCGTGATCAGCACGCAGGCGCCGACCGATGCGGACCTGCTGAGCCTGTTGATCGACGACGCATTGACCGGCGCTGACCCGAGGCAGAAGGTGGTGCTGCACACGGCGCCAATGGATCTGGATCCGTTCTCGGAAGAAGCGATCCGGGCCGCTAACCCGCACTACGACGACTTCATGAACAAGGATGAGGTGCGCCGGCAAGCGGCGGATGCCAAGCGTCTGCCGAGCCGAGAAGCGTCGTACCGCAACCTGATCTTGAACCAGCGGGTAGAAGCGAGTAACCCATTCATTTCCAGGGCGATCTGGCTGGAGAACGGGGCAGCGCCCGAGCCAGCGGGCAGGCAGACGGTGTACGGCGGGCTGGACTTGTCGAGCGTGTCTGACCTGACGGCGCTGGTTCTGGTGTCGGAGGCAGGGGATGTCTACCCGACCTTCTGGCTGCCCGGGGAAGGGCTGGAAGAGAAGTCCCGTAACGACCGGGTGCCGTATGACGTGTGGGCGCAGGACGGCCTGCTTCTGACGACACCGGGACGGGCAATCGAGTACGAATTCATCGCGCATCACCTGCGCGAGGTGTTCGATACCTACGACGTTCGGGCGCTGGCCTTCGACCGCTACAACATGCGGTTCCTGCGGCCCTGGCTTGAGCGCGTCGGGTTTGACGAAGAAGAGCTGGAGCGGTTCGTGGAGTTCGGTCAGGGCTTCGTATCGATGAGCCCAGCCCTGCGCGAGCTGGAAAGCAAGCTGCTGGCGAAGAAGCTGCGCCACGGCAATCACCCGGTGTTGACGATGTGCGCCGCCAATGCGGTTGCGGTGTCGGACCCAGCCGGTAACAGGAAATTCACGAAATCGAAGGTGTCAGGCCGCATCGACGGCATGGTGGCGCTCGCCATGGCGGTGGGCGCGATGCCAAACGAGGTAGAGGCCGAAGACGACTTCACCGACTTTCTCAGGGATCCCATCATCGTATGAAAACCAAGACAAAGCCCGGTCGCATCAGGGCCGCGCTGTTGGACTGGCTTGGGGTGCCCATAGGCCTGACTGACGCTGACTTCTGGTCGCAATTCGGGGTCTCCGCTGCCGGGCAGCAGGTCAACGAGAAGACCGCCCTGCAGCTGTCTACCGTCTGGGCCTGCACGCGCTTGATATCTGAAACGATTTCAACGTTGCCGTTGGGGTTGTACTTGCGGTCGGGGGGCGGGCGCGTGAGCGCGGAAGGGCACCCGATCTACACGATCATCCATTCCCGACCAAACACGGATTCGACCGCGGCTGTGTTCTGGGAGGCGGTGATCGCCTCGATGCTGCTGCGCGGCAATGGCTTCGCAGAGAAGAAGTACATCGGGACTCGGCTGGTGGCGCTGGAGTTCCTAGTGCCCGGTCGGCTGGCCATTTCTCGCGACATCAAGGGAAACAGGCGGTTCCGTTATACGGAGCGCGACGGCGAGCAAAGGGAGATTCCAGAAAGCAGGATCTTTCGGATCCCAGGCTTCACCCTAGACGGGGACTGGGGGGTGAGCGTCATCGAGTACGGATCGAGCGTTTTCGGATCTGCCCTGGCTGCTTCGTCGGCTGCGAATAGCACTTTCGAAAAGGGCCTGGCGCCGACCGTGGCGTTCACCGTCGACCGGGTGCTCAAGCCGGAGCAACGGGACGACTTCCGGAAATCGATCGAGCTCATCAGCGGGGCGATCAATGCAGGCAAGTCGCCGGTTCTTGAGGGCGGAATTGACGCCAAGACGATTGGCATCAACCCGAAAGATGCCCAGCTGATCGAGTCCCGGCAGTTTGGCGTGGAGGAACTCTGCCGTTGGTTCAGGGTTCCGCCTCACATGGTCGGGCACACGAGCAACTCGACCAGCTGGGGAACTGGCATTGAGCAGCAGATGATCGGCTTTTTGACGTTCACCCTGCGCCCCTGGCTGACCCGCATAGAGCAGGCCATCAACAAGGATCTGCTCGCCCCATACGACCAGACCCGTTACTACGCTGAATTTAGTGTTGAGGGTCTTCTGCGCGCGGATAGTGCGGCTCGCGCTCAGTACGAATCCACGATGGTCAACAACGGGATCATGACGCGCGATGAAGTGCGTCGTCTCGAGAACCTGCCGCCGATGGGTGGCAACGCTGATGTTCTGACCGTTCAGACGGCACTCGTGCCCATCAATCAACTGGGCGTGAACCAATCCCAGGAAGGGTAAGCATATGTCTTTGAAAACTTTGCCGACTGCTCCGTCGGGAAGCCCCTGCGCGGGCGTGGCGGGCCAGCTGCTGCCCCGGGCGTTGGACCGCTGGAACACCGGCATCCAAGCGGCAGCGGACGGCGACGATCGCAGCATCAGCGTTTTTGACGTCATCGGCACAGACTGGTGGACCGGGGAAGGCGTGACGGCCAAGCGGATTGCCGGGGCATTGCGCAGCATTGGCGCGGGTCCGGTGACGGTGAACATCAATTCGCCGGGCGGCGACATGTTCGAGGGCATGGCCATCTACAACCTGCTTCGCGAACACGACGGCGAGGTGACGGTGAAGGTACTTGGCCTTGCGGCCTCGGCTGCGTCTGTCATCGCTATGGCGGGGGACACAGTGCAGATTGCACGCGCCGGGTTCCTGATGATCCACAACTGCTGGGTTATGGCTGTTGGGAATCGCCACGACCTGCAGGCCACCGCTGACACGTTGGCGCCGTTTGACGCGGCGATGGCGGACATCTATGCCGCGCGGACCGGGCGACCGGTGGTTGAGATGCAGAAGCTGATGGACGCCGAATCCTGGATAGGCGGCAGCGCAGCAATTGACGGTGGGTTCGCTGACGAGCTTCTGCCGTCCGATCAAGTATCCCAAGGTGAAGCCAAAGCGAGCGCTGCTGCCGTGCGCAGGCTGGAGGCGGCTCTGCGCAGCTCGGGCATGCCCCGTAGCGAGGCGCAGCGCCTGATCTACGAATTTAAGTCCAGCCTGAGGGATTCGGCTGGCAGCGGTGGGCGCGATTCCACCGAACACGGCCTGAGCGATTCAGCCGTAGTTGCATCGGTGGGGCCCATGCCCCGAACAAAGTTCGAAGTTCCACAGATATAGGAGTAATTGCGATGAGCGCAATTGAACAGGAATACAAGCAGGTTCAAGCAGATCTGAAGCAGGTTGGCGACGACCTGAAGCGTTACGCCGAGCAGTCGCAGCAAGAGATCAAGGCCCACGCCAAGCTCTCCGAAGAAACCAAGGCCTCTGTCGACAAACTGCTGGTGCAGCAAGGCGAACTGCAAGCTCGCCTGCAAGCTGCGGAGCAGCTGATTGTCAAGATGGAGGGCGGCGGCGGAGCCGGTCGGCCCAAGTCGATGGGCGAAGAGTTCATCGCAGCTGACGGCTTCGATGCGTTCGCGGCCAAGGCTGCCGGTGGCGCTAAGGGCAGCTTCTCTGTCCCGGTGAAGGCGGCGGTCACCAGCCTGGACACCTCGGCAGGTGAACTGATTCAGCCTACCCGAGTTGGCCTGATCCAGCCGGTTCAGCAGCGTCTGTTCATCCGTGACTTGCTGTCGTGGGGTCGCACGACTTCCAACAGCATTGAGTACGTCCGGGAGTCCGGCTTCACCAACAACGCCGACGTCGTTTCGGAAAACCCGGCCAACCCGAAGCCGGAATCGGACCTGACGTTTGAACTGGACACCGATCCGGTTGCCACGATCGCCCACTGGGTGCGCGCCTCGCGTCAAGTCCTGTCGGATGCTGCCATGCTTGCCAGCTACATCGACGGGCGCCTGCGCTATGGCCTGAAGCTGAAGGAGGAAGCGCAGCTTCTGAAGGGCTCGGGCGTTGGCCTGAACCTGAACGGCATCTATACGCAGGCGACGACTTACGTCAACCCGGGCGTGACGGTTCAAGCCGAAACCGCGATTGACCGTCTCCGCCTGGCTCTGCTGCAGGTGACTCTGGCCGAATTCGACGCCGACGGCATCGTGCTCAGCCCGATCGATTGGGCGGCTATCGAGCTGACCAAGACCACGGACAACGCCTACCTGTTCGCCACTCCTACCGGCCTGGCTACCCCTGGCTTGTGGGGCCGCCCGGTCGTTCCGACCAAGGCGATGGATGCTGGCGACTTCCTGGTCGGTGCGTTCCAGCAGGGCGCGCAGGGTTGGGACCGCGAGGACGTTTCGGTGACGGTTTCGACCGAAGACCGTGACAACTTCGTGAAGAACATGGTCACCATCCTGTGCGAAGAGCGCGTGGGCCTGTCGGTCTACCGTCCTGAGTCGTTCGTCAAGGGCGACTTCGACGGTTTGCCGGTTTCGGCCTAAGGCGTGGGCGGGGCTTCGGCCCCGCCTTTATCGGAGAACCTCAATGGTGATGGTCACTGCTCGATCGTCGTTCATGCATGGCGGAGTAAGGCGTCCAGGAGACGAGTTCGAAGTCAGCGAGATTCAGGCAAAAGAGCTTGTGCGGCGCGGGCTCGCCATGCTTACGGAAGGCGATGTCCCTCTGCAGGCCGCTGGCACACCGTTGTCTGCATCGCCAGCGGCCCAAGTCTTACCGCAGACGATTGCGCAGCCGTCAAAGCGTGGCGGAAGGCGGAAAAAGGCCGCGGAGTAATCGTAACGAACACCACGTTCCGGATGGTGCCATGGGCGGACGTCTTGTACGCCATGGACAAGGTATGGTGGGATCAGTACGGCGAAGAGGCCGAAAAGACGTTTACTGGAGAGAGGTGGGCGCCGCTGCGCTATCCAGGCGTTCGGCGAGAGATATTTAACCGGGGGAAGAACTCCGGGGTTGGGGCGATATCGCTAGCCGCGCATTGGGGTGCCAGGAAGATCATTCTTCTCGGGTACGACTGCCAACTGACAGGTGGTCGGGCGCACTGGCATGAAGACCACCCCAAAGGGCTCGGAAATGCCGGGGGGGTGAAAGACTGGCCCGCGCAGTTCACGCAGCTCGCCTCGCGTCTTAGAGATGTGGCGATTGTGAATTGCACGCGGGACACCGCTCTGACTTGCTTTGAGCGGATCCCATTGAAGGAAGCGCTTGGCGCACGGCGGGGCGGGGTTCGCCCTCGTTCGTCGAAAGGCGATGTCGTCGTCGACGGAATGCAGGGATTGGGGGATTCGATCTACCAACGGGCATTTCTGAAGAATATGCCCGGCGCCTATGTGGTCACTCCCTGGCCGGAACTGTACTCGGATCTCGACCTTCAGATGGTCAAGCCGAATACGAAGCTAAGGACGCAAGCCAAGAACGCTGAGCGCTCGCGGGTCCGCTGGGTGAACCCTCCCGCAGGGGCCAGGAGAGTTCGAGTCGCATATGGGCCGCGCGAACTGGCGATTGGATCGATCTTAGACGCGATGCGACGGCAGTCTAGGGTGAAGCCGGGGGCTTTCGATCTGCCCCGATTCGGGTCACCGTTGCGGCCGGGAAAGCCAACAGCAATCGTCAGGCCGGTAACAGAGCGGGCCGAGTGGCACAACTCGGCCAGGAATCCAGACCCGCAGTATGTGCACGCGGCCATAGCTGAGTTGAGGCGGCGCGGGTACTACATCGTGTCTGTGGCTGACCTAGAGCCGGGGAAGGAATGGCTGGTAGGGCCGGAGCCAAAGGCGGACCTGGCGCTGCACCGAGGGCAGTGGGATGTGACTCAGCTGCTGGGCGCCATTCGGGCGGCAGACGTGGTTGTTGGGGGAGTTGGCTGGATTGTGCCCGCATGTATCGCGGCGGGAACGCCCCTCTATGTGATCCACGGTGGGCAGGGCGGGCATAACCACCGATCCAAGCTAACGGCTCCGTGGATGGATCTATCGAAGGTGGGCTGGGCGGAGCCAATGAAGATGTGCATGTGCACCAACATGCTCCACCGCTGCAACAAGGAAATTCATGGATTTGACGAAGGTTTCCGCGCCTGGCTGGATGGACAGGGCCTTTTCGGAACAGGCAAGCACCGGCCTGGTTTGGCTACCCGAGTACGGGATGGGTTACTACCCGGTGAAGCCGGAGGACATGCCCTACGACGCGGAGTACTTCGCCAAGTATCGGGAGAACGCTGACACCGAGATAGGCCGTGCGCTGACTCGGGCTCGGGTGGATCTGGTATCCCGGCACTACGAGGGCTTCTTGCTCGATGTCGGAATCGGCTGCGGGCAGTTTGTGGAGGCGCGGCCCCAAACCTTCGGGTACGACGTGAACCCCGCCGGGGTGGAGTGGCTGCGCGAGCGAGGCTGGTACCAGGATCTGTATGCCGGCACGTGCGCAGCGCTGACCTTCTGGGACAGCCTGGAACACATCCAGGACCCGGGCGCGGCGGTGCAGCAGGCGCGGGAATGGGTCTTCGTGTCCCTCCCGATATTTGAAGGTGCGGATCACTGCCTGCGGAGCAAGCACTTCCGCAAGAACGAACACATTTGGTACTGGACCCATGACGGCATCATCCGATGGATGGCAGCCCAGGGGTTCGAGTGCGCCGAAAGCAACTCGGTCGAAACAGAGATTGGGCGAGAGGGCATAGGCTCCTACGCCTTCCGGAGGCAGTAATGGCGCTGGTGACATTGGAGCAGGCGCGGTTGCATCTGCGGGTGGACGAGACAGAGGAAGACAGCCTCATTACGCTCTGGATAAACGCTGCAGAGCAGTCGGCCCAAGCGTTTCTAGGCCGGAACGTATACGAGGATCAGGCCGAACTCGATGCCGCAGCGAATGCCGGTACGGCAGGCGACGATCCGATGGTGGTCAATGACCAGATCCGCGCGGCAATCCTGCTGACCGTGGGGCATCTATACGCCAACCGTGAGGACGTGGCAGCCGGCGTGTCGTTTGCCAAGGTTCCGGTTGGCGCCGAGTACCTGCTGATGCCCCACCGCGTGAAGATGGGTGTGTGATGCGAGCGGGCCCCATGAACTCCAGAATTGCGATTCAGGAGGAAATCACCACGCCTGACGGCGGCGGCGGATTCGTCAAGACCTGGCAGACAGTCTTTTCCGTTTGGGCGCACTGGAAGCACCAGCGCATGTACGAACACCTGCAGGCCATGCAGTTGCAATCCGAGGTGGTCCACCGGCTGGTAGTTCGATATCGGGACGACATCACGCCCAAGCATCGGATTCTGTACAAGGGCAAGGCCTATCAGATCCGGGCGGTTGTCAACGTCAACGAGCTCAACGACAAGATGGAGCTCCAGGTCGAGGAAGGAGTGCCGACGTAATGGCTACTCGACGCGCTGGCACGCTTGGCATACAGGCCACGCTCAAACAGATCCGGAGCTTTGAGCAGTCAATGAACGCCGAGATCGCCGATGTGGTTAGCGAGACGGCCGATGCGGTACTGGATAGTGCGCAGCGATCCATGCGGAATACGTCGAACGGCCAGATAAAAGGTGGCCGGCCGGTTTCTCAGCCAGGTGAAGCGCCGAACGTGGATAGTGGCGAGCTCGTAAATAGCCTTGGCGTGGATTACCGGGGAACGGTCGCAGACGTGTACACGAATGATTTCAAGGCAGCGTGGCTTGAGTTCGGGATCCAGCAGATGCCAGCGCGGCCATTTTTGGGGCCGGCTCTGCAGCGGAACCGATTCGAGTTCTTCAAGAAGCTGCGTGGGATTGTCGAAATCGCCCGGAAGAGGTCAGGCCAATGAATCAGTGGGAAGTTCAAGCCGCCATCTATCAGCGGCTAACTACCGACGCGGCGGTTTCGCAAATGGTGGAAGGGCGTGTCTATGACGATGTTCCGCAGGGGGCTGTGTTCCCCTACATCGTGATCGGCGAAGCCTCCGCCGTGGAGTGGAGCCAGGACTGTTCGATCGGCGCGGATACGGAGGTTGTGGTCCACGTGTGGGACCGGCCTTCTCAGACTGGCGGCCCGCAGGGGCGCAAGCGCACGAAACAAATAATGCAGGCGGTTTATGAATCCCTGCACCGATACAACCTGCCGATCGACGACACGTATTGCGTAGATCTGCAGGCGACATTTCAAGAAACCTTTCTTGACCCCGACGGCATCACTCGCCACGGCGTTATCCGGTTCCGTCTCCTTACCACCTACTCTTAACGGAGTTTTGCACCATGGCTGACTTGAATGCTATTGCTGGTCGCGACGTTGCCTTTTACGTGGGGAACGATGATTCTGGCCCTCGAATCTGCGCGCGTACCAAAACCATTACCATCGCTGGCGAACCCATCGACATTACGCAGGACTGCGACGGCGCGTTCCGCACGCTGCTGAATACTCCTGCCACTCGCTCGATCGACATGTCTGTCGAAGGCATCATGCGCCAAGACGACTGGGCGTTGATCGCGTTTGACCCGGCATCCAACAATTTCCTGGAGCAGTACGCGCTCGTGATCCCCGGCCTTGGGACCATTACAGGCGACTTTTTCCTGGGCAACTTCGAGGTTGGCGCTGAGTATCAAGACGCTGTGACTTTCTCGGCGACGGTCCAGTCCTCCGGCGCCTGGGTGTTCACGCCGGAGGCCTCTGCCTAATGGCCGCCGTATTCCAAGAAGTCACGATCGGGTGGAAGGGCGCTGAGTATCGCATCAAGCCTACGCTCGCCCTGCTCAACAGGGTCGAGCAGAAGGTTTCGCTGTCCGCCCTGGCGCACAGTCTGGGTACGGGCGCGCCTAAGCTCACGCACATCGCCAGCGCCATTGCCGTCTTCCTGCAAGCCGCAGGGGCATCGGTGACGGAAGACGACGTTTACGTCGAGCTCATCCATGGTGATCAGGGAGCTGTGACGAGCATGGCGCACGCCATCGTTATCGCCGCTTTCCCGGAGAACCCAGCAAAGGGAAAGGAAGACGGCCCCAAGCAGCGAGCAGCGAAGGCGAAGTAAAGGACGTTGATTGGGGCGTCTTGTATGACATGGCCGTGTGCCAATGGGGGATGTCCCCGCGCGACGTGTGGGACATGACCCCCGCCGAATGGTGGCGCATATACGAAGTGAAGCGACCTAGGGACAAGGATACGGATTACGCCGGATCCCTGAGCCAAGAGGATGTGGAACGCCTAAATCGGATGATGAAGAATGGCAACAAGCGCAACGGGTAGCCAGATCGGCGGTGTGTTTGTCCGGGTCGGGGCGGACACTACTGGCCTGAATCGCGGCCTGCGTGAGGCCACTGCGCGCATTAACGATTTTGATCGTCAAGCGCAAATGGCTACGCGCAGCATTGCTTCGCTCGGCTCGCGCTTCGCCGCTGCATTTTCGGCGGTCAAGATTATCGACATTGCCGATAACTGGGGGCAGGTTGCCAGCCGAATCAAACAGGCGACGAACAGCCAGGAGGAATACAACCTTGTTCAGGGTCGGCTGATCCAGTCGGCGAACAATACGTATCGGTCACTGCAAGAATCCCAGGAACTGTTCATCCAGACTTCCCAGGCCATCCGCAGTTTGGGATATTCTCTGGAACAGTCCATTGACCTGACGGATAGTTTCTCAGCGTTGCTGGTGACGAACGCCGCAAGCGCCGACCGTGGTCGAGCCGCGATCAATGCGTATTCAAAGGCGATACAGACGGGTCGGGTAGATTCTCAGACCTGGCAGACGATTCTGTCGGCTATCCCGAGCGTGGTTGATGCTATTGCAGAGTCCTCGGGTAAATCAGCTACCGAGATCCGCAAGTTGGGCATCGAGGGCAAACTGGCCTTGGCCGATCTCAACCAAGCGTTGCTTGGCAGCTTGGATGAGAATATGCGTAAGGTGGAGGAAATGCCCACCACAGTGCGCGATGCTCTGCAGCGGATATCCAACAACTTCCAGAACTATATCGGGATTCAGAACGAGGCAACCGGCGCGACGGGGGCCTTGGTCGCCGCTCTCGATATCTTGGCGGATCATGTTGAGGCCATAGCGAAGGTTGCGGGCGGTGTCGCGGTTGCGGCACTTGCTACTTATATCGGCCGCCTCAGTGCGTCTACTGTCGCCACAGTAGCGTCCTATCAGGCGAAAAGAGTAGCGACGGCTGAAGAACTAAAGCTTGCGCAAGCGCAGCTCGCTCAGGCTCGCGCCACAATGGCGCAGATCACCGCGACCAATGCGGCCGACGTATCAACCAGGAAGCTCACTGCTGCAAAGATCGGGTTGGAGGCGGCCGAGAAGCGCCTGACTGCGGCTCAAGCAGCCCAGGTCACGGTGGGCCGCTCGTTGCTCGGCATTATGGGTGGTCCGGTGGGGTTGGTAGTGTCGCTGGGCCTAGCCGCTGGCGCCATGTACGCGGTGTCCGGGTCGGCGAAGTCTGCTTCTGTGGACGTTGATTCGCTGACCGATTCCATGGACTCCCTGAATCGAGCCCAGCTGGAGCTGCGGCGCCAGCAAGCCGAGGAAGCGTTGGAGCAGGCGCGCGTCGCAGCGGCGCAAGCTGCTGCGGAAGTGCGGGCGCTGGAGAAAGACTACGACTATCTTACGTCCAAGCTCGGGCTTGGCGTCGATCAAGCTGGGCTGGATAACGTTAACAAGACGCTGGTCGAGGCGCGCGCCAAACTGGCTGACGCAGAGCAAGCCGCCGACCGCACGGCTGAGGCGTTCCACCGCCTTGATGATGCCTTCCGCGCATCTGCCGCTGGAGCTACTGCGGTTACAACTGCCGTTGCTTTCTCTGAGGCGTTCACTAAACAGGAAGCCGCCATCAAGCGCCAGATCGCTTTGATGGGCAAGTCAGGCCAAGCCGCCGCGCTGCGTTACGACCTGGAACATGGCGAGCTGGCCAAGCTTGATGAGGAAGAAAAGCGCCTGCTGCGAACTCAGATCGACGCGCTGGACGTTGCCGAGAAGAGGCTCGAAGCGTCGCGCAAGCGGGGCGATGGAGAGAGAGCAGCAAAGCGGCTAGCCCGGGAACAGAAGCAGGAGCGGGAGCGACTAGAAAAGTCGCTCGAGGATCTTGAGCGGTACACGGCTACGGCCCAAGAAATCGAAGTCCGGGAGGCGGCTGAGCGTCAGTCGAGGCTTGCGGAAATATTCCAAGCGGGCCTTGTCGACCAGGCCAAGTACTATGGCCTCCAAGAGCAACTCGCCGGCAAGCACTCCGAGAACATGGCTGCCGTCGCGGATGCCGATCTACAGGCCGAACTCGCGCGCAATCAGCAGCGCTATGAAGATGGGCTTATCGGATTTCAGGACTTCTATGCCGCGCAACAAGAGGCGGTCATCGCGCACCAGCAGGCTTTGACTGAGATCGAGTTGACGGCCTACCAAGACCGATTAGCTCTGCTAGCCGAGGCATACGAAGATCAGCAGATGACCGAGGAAGAGCGTCGTCAGCGCGAACTGGAATTGGCCGAGGATCACGCCAGCAAGCTCGCAGAGATTGAGCGAAGGGGTGCCGCTGCACGGTCTAAGGTCTCCCGAGAAGAAGCGAGAGAGCGCGAGTCCCAAAGCAGCAAGATGTGGAATAACCTGGTCTCGCTCATGAATAGCGGGAACAAGGAGATGTTCATGATCGGTAAGGTCGCGGCTATTGCTCAAGCCACGCTTGCTGCCGGCGAGTCGATCACTGACGCGTACAAGTGGGGGACCAAAGTAGGTGGTCCGGCAGTTGGGGCCGCGTTCGCGGCGACAGCGGCGGCAGCTACGGCAGCCCAGATCGCTTCTATCGCCAGTACCCAGTTCGGTGGCGGCGGCGGGGTCAAAGGCGGATCGTACTCGAAGCCTACCGACGCAGTTGCTAACGGCCCTGTGCAGGCAGCGCCACAGCAGGATCAAGGCCCTGCCGTCACGATCAACATTGGCGATGGGCTCTACTCGGGCAAGGCGGTGCGCGATCTGATCAGCGCGATTAACGAAGCTGTGGGCGATGGTGCCCGTCTGAGGGTGGCATGAGCGTAATTGTCGTAAGCCCGAGCCTGGTAGAGCAGGGCGATCATGCGGATGGACGCGGATACCCTCTGAACCATGCAAGGATTGGCTGGCAGACCATTACCCGCGACGCAATTTTGACGGTGAGCAGCGAGACGGCGGGATTTCCTGGGGCAGCGCTGTCTAACCCGATGACGTACGAGCGGTGGCGGCCGGCATCGGTTCCTGCGTGGGCGGCCTGGGATGCGGGCGCTCCTGTGGAGATCGACTATATCGGGATCGCCAGCCACACCCTGGGATCGTCCGGGGCGACTTTCGCTATTGAATACAGCGATGACAATGCTACCTGGACGACGCTTGAGACGGTGCAGCCGGCCGATGACCGGGCGATCATGATGCTTTTCCCTCCGGTAACGGCGCGATACTGGGTCATCCGCATTTATGATGCGGTGCCCAGTGTTGGGGTCGTCTACATCGGCCGGGTGCTGGAGATGCAGCGCGGTCTGTATGGCGGCCATTCCCCGGGAACGCTGTCTCGCCAGACCGACATCATGCCCAACAGGAGCGAGGGTGGGCAATTCCTCGGCAGGTCGATTATCCGCGAGGGGTATGCCACTTCCTATGACTGGGACAACCTGACGGCTGCCTGGTACAGGCAATGGTTCGATCCCTTCGTGGAATCGGCCCGGAAGTACCCCTTTTTCATCGCCTGGTACCCACTTAAGTTCCCCTCGGAAGTGCTGTATGCCTGGTGCAACGACGATATTCGGCCCCGCAACCAGGGCGTGCGCGACCTGATGTCGGTCGGTTTCTCGGTCGAGGCCATCGCATGAACGAGGAAACCGTAGGGCGCGAGCTTCAGACGGTAGTCGAGGTCGAGCAGGATTTCTGCCAGCACCGGTATGGCGTGGCGCCTTGTGCAGCGGCCATCGGGGTGACGGGGCCGCGCAAGTGCTTCAACACGCTGGCGACCTGCCAGGATCCGGAGAACTACTCGCCGCAGCCACTGGTGTTGCGCTTCTGCAAGCCGGGTGAGCGCCTGCCGGATGTGTACTGCATCCCGAGCGTGGATTCTGTGTCCACTGCGCCGACTGAGATCAACCCAGGCGGGGGTAGCCAGAACAGCGGCCCTCTCGGGAAGCGGGCATCGATCCGGGTATCGTTCAATGACCATCCCCATTCCGACAACCTGGTCGATCCTTACGTCGCTGAGCGCCCCTACAAGCCGGTGGAGCGCGGAACCTTCTGGTCGAAATGGCTAGCTCGGAATCCGTACTACAACAACCGCGTGCTGAGAGTCAGAGAGGGCTACGTTGGCCAGGCACTAGAGGACATGGTGACCCGGACGTACCTGATCGATAAGATCGACGGCCCGGATTCTCGCGGGCGCGTCCAGATCACCGCGAAGGATGTGCTGAAGCTGGCCGACAATGACCGCGCGCAGGCGCCGAGGCCCAGTGCCGGCGAGTTGATGGTGGACTACAGCGAAGAGGAAGCCATTTCGGCTCTCCGCGTCACCCGCGCGCTAGCCACAGAGTATCCGGCCCCAGGAACGGTGCGCATCAACGACGAGTTGATGACTTATACGGGGGTGGTAACGGTCAGTGATACGGAGATCCAACTGACCGGGATCACGCGGGCAACGGACGGAAGCAGCCCTGACAGCCACGAGGCTGGCGATAGGGTGCAGATCTGCCTGCGCTATACCAATGTTCGCGTAGACAATCTGGCCTACGAATGGCTGACGCAATATGGAGAGGTCCCGGCAGCGTGGATTGATCAAGCCGCCTGGGCAGCAGAGTCTTCGCTTTGGCTGCAGCAGTTCGACCTGACCGGCCTGATCACGGAGCCGACCGGGGTGACGGATCTGCTGTCGGAGATAACCGAGCAGTGTCTGTTTTTCATTTGGTGGGATGAGCGGGCGCAGAAGATCAGGCTGGAGGCGATCAAACCCCCGATCTTCCAAACAGTTCCGAAGCTGAACGACAACGCCAACATCATTGCGGACAGCGCGCAAGTCAGCCAGGACCCGAAGGGGCGAGTGTCCCAGGTTTGGGTGTACTGGGGGCAGCGCGATCCGACAGAGGATCTGGAGAAAGAGGCCAACTACCGGAAACTGAGGGTGCGGGCGGACCTGGAGGCTGAGGGCGACCAGCAGTACGGCGAGCAGCGCATCCGAAAAATCTACTCGCGGTGGTTGCACAGCGATGCCCAGGCGATCAACGTGACGGCCCGCCTGCTGAGCCGGTACCGGAACAACCCCCGCTACATCACGATCAGCGTGGACGCCAAGGACCGGGAACTGTGGACGGGCGACGTGGTGGACATTCTGCACCGTGGCGTGGTTGACGATACGGGCGCGCCACTGGATACGAGATACCAAATCCTGAGCGCCGAGGAGACCACGCCCGGCCATGAAGTCGAGTACCGCCTAGAAGTCTTCGAGTACTCGATCAACTATCGAATCGGCCTTTGGATGGAAGCAGATGCGCCGACATACGACGCGGCTACCGACGAAGAAAAGTTCACCGGCGCCTGGTGGGCTGACGCTGACGGAAAAGTCGGGGGTGACCCCGGATTCAACTGGACGTAAATATGGCATGGACAACTATACCGGACTCTTCCCTAGAGCCCGGAAAACCGATTCGTTCTGTCGATGGGCTGGCACTGCGGGATAACCCGATTGCTATTGCCAATGGCGATGCTGGTGCCCCAAGGATTCAAAACCCAGCCTATGCCGAAACATCCATCACATGGAACAAGATGGTTCTTGGAGCGGCGTCGGGGTTTAGCTCTGGGTCGTTTTCACTTTCCTTTGGTGAAAGCTCCGGCACGAATACTTTTTCGATAACCGTGAATGTACCCCATGTCCTTGCCGGCGTGGCTATGGTTCGCTGGAGCGGGGTTGGAGTCGCAGGACGTTACGCCAGGCTCTATCACGGCGGAAGCCTTCTTAGACAGGCCGACCAGCTCAACGATTCGCAAATGTGGGATCTGGCCTATCTGAATGCTGGTTCCAACGTATTCACCATAGATTTCCAAAGGCCAAATAGTGGTGTCCTCACGATGAGTGGCATTCTTTTCGCCTTCGCACCAATCCGATAGCCCGCCTAGAGCGGGTTTCTTTTTGCCTCCAGCCCGCTCCGGCGGGCTTTTTTATTGGGTGAACCAATGCTGATTCGTTGGCAGTCCACCATTGTTGACCAGCGCGGGAACGTGCAGCCCGGGGCGGTGTTGACCATACGGCGGATGTCTGACCAGGCCATCGTTACCGTATATCGAGATCGGGATGGGCTAAGTCCATACCCTACCGGGACGGTTACCGCCGATCAGAATGGATACGCGTATTTCTACGCGCCGGCTGGCCTATATCGGATCACATCAATTCAACCGGCAATTGACTGGCCCGACGTTAGTTTGGCGGCTTTTGTCGTATCTGTTGGTGGAGATGCGTTTGATAGCGTGGCTGAGGGACTGGCGGCAACTACAGACGGCCAGTTCTTCTCCGTAGCTCCCTCTGCCCAGCCAGGCGGCTTGTTTGATCTGTATCGCAATGACGCTGGAACGGCGACCCTCATTGGTACCTATCCAAGCCTGGAATCAATGCAGGCTGCTATCGATGCGGCGAGTGCTGCATTGGGGGTGTATGGGGCGGCCTGGTCCAGTCTGGACAACGGCCGTGCCCCCATCGCCGGGTACGGCTTGACTGGGGGCGCCTATGTCGTTGACCTCGATGGCGTAGTGCTGGACGGACCTACCGTTACTTACCAATTGGGGATCGAGATCGATACCGCTACCGCTCAGGCCCCGGCGCGCGCACCCATAGCCGGTTACGGCCTGTCCGGAGGTGACTTCACGGTTGATCTGGATGGGGTCGTACTCAACGGCTCGCAGCCGCTCATTCAGCTGGCCGATGAAATCGACGCAACGAACGCCCGCATCGACGACATTGACGCTGGCGGAGCAGCCATCCCGGAATCCGCCGAGCCGGTGTTCACAGACGCGGGTGTGCTGAAGAAATACGGTGCGCGTGGTGCGGACACCATTCTGGCACCGCCGGACTACCAGTTCGTTGGCCCGGCGCAATGGCGCGGGGCATCGATCATCACTGCAACCGATCGGGTATGGGGGGCCGGCTCGCCGAACGCCACCGCCGTCGGCATGTTCTCCAAGTGGGTCAATCGGCCCGTCGCCTTCCCGAGCGGCCGGAAGTTGATCACGGTAATCATGTCCTTCGGGCAGTCCAACTCCGTCGGGGCACAAGCGTACGCCAGCCTGCTGGACGTGTATAGCGCGGCCAACAACAAGTGGCCCGGCACGCTGCGCATGCCGGACGGACCGGGATTCATCGACGTTCGGTTGAATCTCCCGAGCGGCCAGGAAACCCCCGGTACAGAGACGGAGCTTGATCCCAATACGCTTACGGGCTTCAAGTCTCTTCGCGCCCTTCAGAGCGAGCTGGTGGCAAATCAAGGGGTTACCGCTCTGGAGGGGTTTGGCTTCGCGTTTGCCGACGCCTTGCATCGACAAATGGGCGTCGATCCAAGCATTGTCATGTACACCGCTGGTTGGGGCGGCCGGACTTACCCGAATCTTCAGAAAGGGACGATCCCCTATCAAAATGGCCTGACTGCGTTACAGCGCATTAAAGACCTTGCCGCTGCTGAGGACGCCGACGTTTGGATGCCGTTCATTTTGTTGATACACGGCGAATCGGACAGCACTCGGCCGGAATATATGTCGGAGATCTTGCTGTGGCAGCCGGATTGGGACGCGGATATCCGTGCAATCACTGGGCAGGCCGCGACGGTCAAAATGCTGTGTACGCAAGCATCCACCTTTCAAGGTGGCAAGAACGGCGTACTGGCGCCATACGAGGCGAGCAAGGCGAACAGCAATTACATCCTGGCTGCACCGTACTACCCGTATGGGCTGGTCGGAGACAATCTGCACCTCGGCCCCAATGGCGTAGATGTCGGCGAAAAATCGGCCCATGTCGCGGCGCGCGCGCTCGGCATCTTCGGCTCGGAGCAATACGGCACGATCATGCCGACTGCCGTCAACTATGACGGGAATGTCACTATCGACCTGCAATTCCATGTTCCGGTGCCCCCCCTCGTGCGGGACACAACGCACCCGGTTGTCAACAACCCGTCGCCTGAAAACTGGGGCTTCGAAGTGTTGGACGGCGCCGGTTCGCTCGTGGTCATTAATTCGGTTGCATTTACTGGCCCGGACTCGGTGCGGATCGTGTGCGACACCGCACCTGCGGCCGGGGCTTCTCGCTGCGTGCAGTACGCCCTGAAGGGCTTCGGCTCCCCGAAAGTAACTGGCGAAGGGCCGCGCGGCCAGCTTCGTGACAGCGATCCCATTGTTTCCTATCGCACCGGTCTGCCGATGCCCAACTGGTGCCCCCATTTCCGCGAGGCTTTCTAATGCGTACGCTTCAGATTCTCAACGCTCGATACCCTGAACTGGCCGGGCGCTTCGGGCCCCCTCAGTCGATCCCCGATGCTGCAGAGCGCCGCATCGCCAGCATTTCCTTGCCGAATCGTGACGCGGCCGTGAAATCCTGGCTGATTCCCAGAGCCGAGTATATGGGGACCGGATTTGTAGGCCCAAGCGGTTGGCAGGACGCTGCGCAACAAGGCCGTGTCTGGTCATCTAACGCGGCACAGACTGCGGTTTTCGATGAAGCCGGCATAGGCGGTAAGCGAGCCTTGGTGTGCGACGGCTCTATCTACTTCATGCAAGATGGTGCCCAGCCTGAAGGCATCCTCGACGACAAGACCGCATTCAGTGCCTTTTTCGTCGTTCGCCGCAACAGCTCTGCGACAGGCTCCCGCTATCTGATGGGCATGGCTGATGGCGCAACGTTGGCTCGGCCTACGCTGCTGATAAGCGCCACCGCGCTTAGCACCTACCTAGGCAGCAGTTCCGGAAGCCTGCAGGCCGCCGGCTCATATGCCGATCAGGATTTGGTTGTTGGCGTCACTTTCTCCACAACCCGAGGGGTGACGCTGCGTAGGAACGGCGTGCAAGTGGCGTCGGCTCCATCTTTTATCGCTCCGATCCCCGATGTGTCCTCGACCACTTTGCGGCTGTGGGCGGCGAGCGCGTCCGGTACTCGATTCGTCGGTATGGCTGGTGACGCAATCATGTGTGCCGCCGACTTGTCGGCACCTGAGTACGCCTCGCAGCTGGAATACATCGAGGGCGCTTGGATGGCGCAGTACGGGATCACGCGGGGTTCGTGATGCAAGACGACCAGCAACCCGCCGACCAGTACTACTCACGTGGGAGGCCGAATGCCTCAAAGGATCCTGAAAATGCAAGCTGAGATCGCGGCAGAAGCCGGGAAAGCAACACCTCCCGCTGCGATTGCGGCCGTCGAGGCGGTAGCGCGGGACGGCATTGGCCCCGTGGGGTGGGCCACTTTGCTCTACATCGCATTACAGGCAGCGTACTTGCTGTGGAAATGGCGGCGCGACTGGCAGCAGTCTCGGGACGAAGGGAAGCCATGAAAGCGGGCACCAAGATCGCGGGCGGTGTGATCGCTGCTGCCGTGTCACTGGTGGCCACTTACGAAGGCCGCTCCTTGGTGGCGTATCTGGACCCTGTTTCCGTGCCGACCATCTGCGAGGGATACACGCTGGGCGTTCGTCTCGGAGATGTGGCGACTCCCGAAGCCTGCGATGTTTTGACCAGGATCGAGGTCGTCAAAGCCCTGAGTGTCGTGGACAAGTCGGTAAGCCGGCCGCTGCCTGATGGGGCGCGGGTGGCGCTTACCAGCTTTGTCTATAACGTTGGGGCTGGCGCCTACCGGGATTCGACCCTGTTGCGGCTGCTGAGGGCTGGAGATATCCGGGCGGCCTGCAACCAGTTGCCGCGCTGGGTATACGCCAAGGGCAAGCGCCTGAAGGGCCTGGAGCGGCGCCGAGAGGCGGAGAAGAAGATATGCCTATCTGGCTTGTGAAGGCTCTGGCAGGCGCCGGGATTCTGGCGTTGGCCTATCTGGGTGGGTGGGTCACCAATGGCTGGCGCCTTGGCGAGAAGGCCGCAGAAGCCGAGGCGTCTCAGGCCAAAGCTGACCTGGCCGAGTTCAAGCGGCAGGCCGACCGACTATCTGGGATATCCGCCACCTTCGAGCAAGCCGCTGTGGCCTTGCGTGATGCCAATCCCAAGATCATCGAGAGGTACACCCGTGTCGAAGTACAGAGTCCTCTACCTGCTGGCTGCCGTATTGACGATGGCAGGATGCAGCACATCAACGCCGCAGAGCGCGCGGCCAACGCTGCCCGGGAACCTGGCGCAGCCGTGCCAACAGATCCCAGAAACGACAAGCGATAGTTGGGATGACCTGGCCCGGTCCTATATCCGCCTGACGGCTATGTATGGCGAGTGCTCGGCACGTCATAGTGCGACTGTAGATGCGTGGGCTCGATAGGCCCATCATCTGCCCCGATCTCCCGCATCCAAAATGCGCAGGGGTCTTTCGCCGGGTCGGCCTGGATAATCCGGTGCTTTGAATGGAAGCCGCAAACCGGCTTACCCCCGAACCGTTCCCCATGCCAGTGCGCGCACGTATAGCAGCCGCCATTGTTGGCCTGAAGGGGCGGGGTGGTGTGGGCGCGGCTCATGGCACAAAGACTGGATGTATATCCAGTATACGGCTTTCTAATTTCTGCCCGGAGAGCCGCGTACTTGCGTGGCTAATTTTGTGCCGATATTAGAAAAAATTCCTACCAGGGCCGCATAAAGCCTAGAAATTTCCCCGGATTGTGATTCCGGTTGTCGTGGGTTCGAGTCCCATCAGCCACCCCAAATTAAAGCCTCTCGGCGATAGTGCGCACTAACTTTTTCTAATTCATCGCGCACTTTCTAATATTTCACGCCAAGGGCTGCACCTTGACCTTGCGGCGACGGTCGTAAACACGGCGCGTCGTAGCAGGGTTTTTGTGCGTCTCGGGGTTCCTGCCCTGCTCGATCATTTCCGTCACGTACATGGCCCGCAGGTCGTGCGCAGTGAAGCGCTCGCCGCCTGCCAGTACGTAGGCATGCATGATCTTTGACCAGTTGGCCTTGAAGCCCGAGTCGGTGTAGGGCGCGCCCGTTCGCGACGTAAACACATAGTCGTTGTCGTGCTTTTGCGACATTCGCATGGCTTCGCCCAGCAACTGCCGAAGCAGGGGCGTCCACTGAACTTCGTAGACCCGCTCCGATTCCCCGGCCTTGCGCTTGGCCGCCACCACGCGGACGTGGTCCTCGGTGATGGCTGACTTCTGCAATTCCAGTACTTCCGCCCGCCTGCGCCCGGTGATGCCAACCATCAGGCCAATGAGGGCCGTCATATAGCTGCCTTCCCCGCGCTTCTGTGCGATCTGCAGGAATGCGTTGACCTCGACCTTCTCCGGGCGCCGCGACCTGGGCCGCTCGGGGTTTCGACTGACGCCGTGGCAGGGGTTGACCTCGGCCATGCCACGCCGAATCCCGTAGTTGAACGCCGACCCGAGTGCGGCCATTTCCCGGTTGGCCCGAACGCCCCGGCCCCTGGCCCGCATCAGATCCAGGTACTTGCCCTTGTGCGATGGCCGGAATTCGGACGGCTTCATGTGTCCGAACTTCGGGATGATGTGAACCATGAAGGCCGACTCGTAGTCGTCCACGGTGCGGGGCGCCAGGGCAGAGGGGTCACCAGAGGCAATCAGGCCGCGCTGGAAGGCGATGAAGCTCAGGCACATGTCGGCGATGGTTCCCCGGACGTATGCGCCGCCGTGAAGCTCGCGAGCCTTGCGCTCTGCGGTGGCCCGGTCATTGCCAAGGCCATGGTACTTCCCGGCGATGATCGTGTAGTAAGTGTCCCGGTAACGGCCATGCTTGACATACACCCGCAGGCTTAGGTGGGTATTCGTAAGTCGCTTCCTGCCCATCTATGCCCCCACTGCCTCCCAAAATGGCTCTGCTGCCTTGGCATCGGGGGCGGTAATGCCAAGGTGCTTGAGGTAATAGGCCCGGGCGACGATGGGGCGCCCTAGCCGGTCCTGGTCGAATCGCCACCGATTGGCCTTCAACCAGCGGCGCTGCCAAGCGGCAGACTTATAACCCGTCAGCCGGGTTAATTCCTCGGGGGACAGGAATGTGTCCATAACATATCCTTTGGGTAGCGGTAACTGAGGCGTACGCGCGCCGCCGAGCCTGCTTTTCCTCTAGCTTTGACGCTTTGAATGCCGCATAGTCCCCGCTTCCTCGTTCGCCGTTGCAGGCCCGGCAGGAAAATACGATATTGCTGGGGGTATTCTTACCACCGCTGGATTTGGGTATGACATGCTCTTTCGTAGCCGTAGACTTGCTGAGCAGGACCCCGCAGTAATGGCATTCCTTGACAGGGCTTTTGAGCCACCGCTGGTCGATGGCGGCCCGATCTTCGGGCTTGAACTTCCCCATATCACCTCCAAAATAAAACCCGCACTAGGCGGGCATCCAGTTCGTGCGCGTGGTCGCAATGACCCGCTCGATAGCGTCTGTCACGCCTAGAACATCCCAAGCCATACCCCGGTGCCATGAATCACGGCAACAGGAAGGCACACCGCTCCAGCGATCAGGAAGCCCCAAGATGCCGTCTTCAGGCAGACGACCACATGGGTCAGCCAAGACAGCACCATCCAGGCGAAAAGGGCGATAAAGGCCCAATCGGTCTTTTTCATTTCGGTTCCTCAGAAAAGCCTCAGCCACTGCCACCCATCCTGCACCCGGCACCAGGGGCGAACCAGCCAGTGCGGGAGCCAGGAGGGCACGGTGTTGCAGAGCTCGTCGATCACGTAGCCGTCGCGGCGCATCGCTTCGATCTGCGCCTCTGGCGCCTTGATCTCCACGCTCCACTTTCGGCTTAGGGTTAGGGAGTAGCGGGGCATCATTCCCCCTTGCGCTGCTGGGCGATGGCGGCGTCCAGGGCGGCATCCATAGCCTCCGGCCCCGCCATGAAGGCTTCGTGCAGGCCCGCTGTGACTTCTTCGTTGTCCAGCAAATCCTTCAGCCATCGATACCGCTCCGCATCCCGCGCATCGTCCGCCTTCTGCGTGGCCACTGGTGCGGCGAATGGCTCCGGGTAATGCAGGCGCAACCTCATGCACGCATCGCCAAGTCGTTCGCCCAGCGCTTTGCACTGCTTCCCGTGCGAAACCAGGCCGGCCGCTGTCATCACATCAGAAAGGAACTGGCTAAGTTCGGCGGGCATCATCTGCGGATAAGTCTCCTGAGCGGCGACCGGCTGCGCATCCCCTGCGGGCCTTCCGTAGCTGGATAGCAAGGCGCGGGCGAACTGCCGGTAGCCCCATTGCTTGAGCATTCCGCCAGCGCCGTCAGGCATCGACGCGGCGATAGCGTCGATTTCCTCGTCGCTCGGCTCCGCGCTCGCGGCAGGCTGCGCGGCCAGGGCGGCGCGGGCTTTCCAGCCCTCCCATCGAGCCTCGTACCAGACATTGCGGTACCCGCCGCCGCCTGCGGTACTCCAGTTTTCCGGTTCGATTCGGAAGCGCCGCTCAAACGCCGCCCGCTCATCCACGTCCCCGCCGCGCTGCTGGCGGCACCATTCGACGCCAGCGTAAAACCCGTCCTTGGCAGAAAGAACATAGGTTTCGTCGCTGGCCTTGGTTGTTACCCAGGTCGAGAATGCCTGCCAAACATCCCCCGCACCCTTCGCGGAAGCCTCGGCGGCAGGGGCGCCAACGCGCTCATCGATCAAGCCGTAATGCTCGACGCTATCTGGGATAGGCTTATCGATTGCCGATTCCTCGGCGCTGGCCTGGGGCGCGGCGTAGACTGGATAATCGCCGTCCGGTAACCGGTTGCAGGACACGACGCGGGGCATTTCGTTCTCGCGCCCAGGGGTGCCCCGTTCATAACGCAGGACGGCAACCGGCCCGCCCGCCGCGCGCAGCACGGCAAGGGCAGCATCCAGAGCAGCCAGCTTGGCATCGCTATCCGGCAAGTTGTGGCGGTCCATCTGGACGCCGGCGCGCAGGTCTTCGAGTGCCGCGATGTGGATTTTGTCTGTCATGTCAATTCTCCGGGATGAGGGCGCGGATAACGCTTGCGCTCTGCAGTCGCGTGGCAAAGTCATCGTGCTCCAAGACTTCAAGCGCTTGAACGAGGCCGGCCTTCTTCCCCTCCGCCATCCCCCGCGCATACGCTTCCCGCTCGGCTTCGGCGCTCCACTTGCCGATGTCCTTCAGCAGCCGGCGCACGCGCACCGGGTCTATCGGCGCGTCAAGGCATTCGTGGATCTTGGCTATCGCGGTTTCGATCTTCTCGGTGTGGTAGGTCATGCTCCATCTCCTTGGGGAGGGGCGGGCGGTAGGGGCATCCAGTGCGTGGGCTGATTGGAAGCGCATCTGTACTTCTCAGCACCGAAACTTCGCCCGCCGCTGAATTCCTGAAAATGCACATCGACGAACCCGGAATCGCAACCCATGTCGTCGATGCTATCGTCCCAGCCTTCCTGCCAGTAGCCGGGCACCGAGATCGCATCGCAGTCTTCGATGGGTCCGCGACCAAGCAGGATCAACGTGCCGTCGCGTGGCGCCGATTCAATCGGCTGCCACTGCCGCGCCTGTAGCTCTGCGCGTAGGGCGTCGATTTCGTCCAGGAGGGCGGAGACGGTGGAAGGGTTGACGGCGGCGATGTAAGCCGAGTTGGCATCAATGGCGCGCCTGTTATATGGCCAGCTACCAGGAGCGCTTTCCGTGGCCAACTTTGCTAGGGTGGGCGACTCCATGAGGGCGACTTGATAATCTGCCGATCCGCCCACGATATGGGCGGGGTAGACACTGTTGTCCTCAAGCACTTCTCGGTCTACCGATTTCCACGGCCCCGGCGTAGCCTTCTCCGCCAGCTCGCGAAGCTCTTGCGTGTTAACTGTCATGGCTGGACTCCTGGCGGCCGATCTTGGCAGCCGTTCGGACGATGGCGCGGCGAGTAGCTGCGTTCTTGTTGCCTCCGCACTCGGAAACCGCTTGGGTCACCATTGCTTTGTCATGGCCATAACCAGAGCAGGCGGATACCGTTGCGATCCCGTCAGTGCAGATGGTCATGTTGCAGACGATAGCCAGCCGCAGAGCATCGCCGTCGTCATGTATCGGGTTCCAAACCATCTGACCGTTGATTCGCTTCTCTCCAGGGACAAGCGGAGACACGCCCGGTGTCCATACGAGGTAATCCATCCCCGCCGCCCGAGCCGCGAGCTCCAGCAGTTCCTTATCGTCCTGCGGGTTTGGGGTGGTGGTCATGATTTCTCCAGGCAATAAGAAAGCAGCCCACCTAAGTGGGCCTCCATTTGGTTAAGGTGAGCTGCCGGGGGGGGCTAGAAGTACAGTGTTTCCACTTCGCCGGCTGCATATCGGTGTTCAGCTACGATCCGGTGCGCCGCTTTGTGATGCGTCGGGCAGAGCCAGGTGACGGAAAGTGGTCGGGAATAGTCTGGGTGATGTGCGTGCGCCTTAGCGCCACAGATGAAACACGGCTCTGGTATGAGTTTCCCGTCCCGAATCGCGTTATTGACCATATGGCTTGCTTGGCGACGGATGGCATTAGCAACCTGCCAGCGCTCGTTCGCACGGGCGTGCGCCAACCGTCCCTCCGGCGTTCTGCTGTAGGCGACTCTGGCTGCCACGCGCTCAGGTTTGCTGCTTCGAGAGCGGTCGTAAGACCGGTAGTACTCCAGCTTCTCTAGACGATTCTTTCTAACATCGGCCTTGGCGCATTCGATGCACTTATTCAGACGGCCATCACTCATCCCCCTATGCTTATAGAACGCATCAAGCGGCTTTTCGCACAGACACCGGAAGCATCGTTTCATCGGCAGGGCCTCCTAGAATGGTATCGGGTCGTCCATGTCCGCCAGCGAAGTGGCAGGACGCTGGGCCGGTTCCGGTGCGGCCTGCGGAGCGGCCTGCTGCTGGGCGGGCTTGCCGGCGAACTCGATGACACTGATCCGGCCCACGATCTTGCTGCCGCTACGCCCGTCGCGGGTCTGGTAGCTTTCTTCGTGGGCCTCGTCCAGAACCACGTAAACGCGGGTCCCCTTGAGAAGGTACGGCTGCAGAGCCTCGGCGCGCTGGCCCCACAGTGACCCGTCCACCCATTGCGTCGGGCGCTTCCCGTCCGTACCCTTCTTGCCGTAGGTGAAGGCGAGCGACAAGCTAGCGACGGGATCGCCCTGTGCGGTGTGTCGTACTTCTGCATCGCGGCCTAGAGTGGCCAATCCAATAAATTGGGGCATGGCTATGCGGCTTCCTTGTGTAGTTCATCAAATTGGCGGATGCATTCATTCAGGTATTCGCGCGCGGCTTCCACGCGCTCCTGCATCTGCTTTTCCTTTTCGGTGTCGCGCTCGATTTCCCAGCCGGTGATGCGGATGTGCTCGGGCAGATGGGAGACCAGGTGCATCTGAATCGGCTCATAGCCGATCAAGCGCTCGGGCGTGTCTACCAGGGCATAAACAACCTCCCATCGGTCGGCGTCCCAAAGCCACATGTACGCCCGCATCTGCCACTCGTAGATGCTGTCCTCGCAGTCAGGCAGCCAGCCCGGGAAAGTCCTGGCCGACCACGACGACTTGAGGTCATAACCTTTGCTGTTGGCTTGGTCGTACAGATCGCATTCCCCGGTGATCCAGTCGTTCGACCGGCGCTCGGTGTTCTTCTCCAGGCTCAGGCCTCGTACCCGGTTAAGCAGGGCGATGGACTCAGGCTCGACCTCGATGCCTTTCTCCATTTCCTTGCTGGAAACCTCGAACTCGATGCCGAGGATTTCCTGCTTCGCCAACTCGCGGAGGTAGGTCTTGGCGCCGGCCGACAGGATGCCCTCGGCTTTTGTCCTGGGGTTGGTCATAATCCTGCCGACCGACGACGCCCTGATCTTGAGGTCAAGCATTGGCCTTCCCCTTCAGGTCGGCCCCCTTCGCCTGGACAGCAGCGGCGAATTGCCGGTAGCCGTCCTTGTTGCGGGTGACCTGGAAG